CCTTCGGCAGGCTTCGCTTCAGCAGCGGGCGCCGCGCCATCAGCGGCAGGGGCCGCAGTCGCTGCAGGAGCGCCGGCAGCCGGCGCCTCCACAGCGGGCGTGTCTGCCATCAACGAGGTGGTGCCGGTGTCATCCATGGGTCGGCACTGTAGGAACGCACCGCGCCGATATGTGCACGCCCTATTCGGGGGCCTTGGCGCCCTGCGCTTCGACGAGCATGCGGATGAACTGCTCAGGCGCGTGGTGCATCACCTGGGCGTGCAGCTTGATGGCCGCGTTGCGCTGGCCTTCGTTGAAAGCCGCGCTCAAGGCCTCGCCCGTGTAGGTGGACCGGAAGATGCCGCCATCGGACAGCCAGCCCCACACCAGGCGCCGGCCCCGTGGGTCACCAAGCAGCCAGCGAACGTCGTCCTCTTCCTGCTGCTGGGCGAGCAGCTTGGCGTGGTCGGCGCTGGCGCGCTTCGTAGCCGTGTCGCGGTCCATCGTCACTGCGCAATGCCCGGGATGCCGTACCCGCTGAACATGCTGGTGGCGCCGTTCTGCTCAACCTCGCTCGCCGTCTTGGCGGCCATGGCCAGGTCTTTCATCGGCGCGGCAGCCGCAGCCATCTGGGCCATCTGAGCCTGCTGGGCCCTGCCCTTGCGCACGATGGCCACCTGATCATCAGCCACGATCAGAGAGGGGTCCACGCCCAGCATGTCGGCGTAGGCGTCGATCAGTTGGTCGCCGTCCAGCTTGTCCAGCACCTCGGGCTTGATCGTGCTCACCGACGCGATGGTGCCCACCAGGCGGTCGATGGCCTGCACGCCAACGGCGCGCTGGGCCTGGGCCAGCGTACTGACGAACTCGACCTCCAGGTCCTGGCCGCCCAACTCCTTCGGGGGCTCCAGCCCAGACCCGGGCCGCAGCAGGCCGGCCGCGATGATCTTGGCGAACGTGATGTCGATCGCCGGCTTCAGCATCTCGTTGTGCAGGCGCTCGATCACCGGGCCCAGCATGAGGAGCTTCTCTTCGTGCCGCTCTGCGATCTCGCGCGCCGTGATACCGCTGCGCTGGTCGTTGGCCAGCATCTGGAACAAGGGCACGTAAAACGACTTGTCGATGCGGCCTCGCACGTCCTGGATGTCCGCCAGCAGGTGCTGCAGGTTCAGGTTCACCTCGTAGGCGCTGCGCACACCGCCGCCGGGGCCGGTGGAGTCCACGTACATCGTGCCGCCTGGCAGCCTGTCGATGTCCTGGTTGCGGTACGCGGTCGGGATCTGCAGCGGAGGGTCCACCTGGTAGTCGATGGCGTTGCTCTTCTGCAGTTGCTCTTGCTGGAGCTGCTTGATCGATCCCAGCGCCACGGCACCGGGCCAGCGCGACGCATAGGTGTCGTCACCATCCACGATCCAGCGCGCGGCGATGGCCGGGAACTCACGGAACCCGCTCTCGCGCAGGAACTTGTCGTTGTCCCGGCCCAGCTCCAGGTAGCACGATGTCCACGGCATATTGCGCGCGTCGCGCTTGCTGTAGTCGCGGCCTCGCCGGGGCTCCACGGCATGCAGCACCTTCACGGCGCTGTCGAACTTGCTCTGGTCGTACAGGCGCTGTACCGCGTTGGAGCAGTTCTCGCGCCCAAACTCGTCCACGAGCTGGCCGACCGTCTTCTCCATCTCGCGGTAGATCGTGTCGGCCGCGCCCCACTGATCCAGGCCGATGGCGTAGCGCCCAAAGACCTGGGGGAAGTGGTGCAGCACGTTCTTGTAGTTGTCCACCATGATGGACGTGCCCACGCCGAACGCACCCATCTGCTCGTAGATCGAGTGGAAGGCGCGGTAGGTGTTGCTGGTGCCGAAGATCGACAGCATCAGCGTGCGCACCTTCTCCAGCCACTGCTTGACCGGCGCGAACTCCATCAGGTCGCGGTCTGGCGTGGCCATGCGGAACCACGGCCTGGCTGGGCTGGTGGCGCCGCTCATCAGGCCAGACGCCAGCACCCCGTGCGCGAACGTGCCGCACTCGTCGATGATGTTGTTGTAGGCCTGCGCGTCGTTGCGGTTGCGCTGGCTCTCGTCAAAGCGCGCGGCGCGCGGCAGCAGGAAGTCCGCGATGTCCTGGCACTGCGGGTCCCACGACTGGCGCTCTGTCCACAGCGCATTGCGCCTGGCCAGGATGCGCTTCTGCGGGGTCTGCAGCGGTGCGGTGCTCTCAGCCATCAGCCGCCGCCTCCACCAAGAAGCGTCTGGCTTCCCAGATTGAGCGCGCCGGCACTGATGCCACTCGGGCCTGAAAGCAGCGTGCTACCCGCAGCAACAGCCACGCCGCCGGCATTGCGGCGCCGCAGCGGTGCCGTGTTCGGCGCCTTGGCCTGCTGCGGCGGTGGAGTGATCACCGGGCCCGGGATCTTCTTCGGCGCCATCTTCAGCGGGTCAGTGCCAGATCGGGGCTTGTTCGCCACGATGGCATTGATGTCCTTGGCCCCCGCTACAGGGTCAAGGGTGGCTTTGATGCTGGGGGCTTGGAACCGTTGATTGGTGAAGCACATGGGTTTTCAGCGGCGGCCGTAGAGGCGGTCGCGGCTGAAAGGATCATGGCGTTGGGCCCTGGCGCTATGTGTACTACGCTGGCCATCCGCGTCGCGCAGCGCAGGGTGCACCGGGTGGGCAAAGGTCAGGCCCAGCGCGTCGAAGTAGTCCGGGCTGCGGCCGATCTTGGCCTTGATCTGGTCCTTGTCCTCGACCTGCATGGCGTCGCCTTTGAAGAAGTAGGTCGTGCTGACCATCTCCTCCAGCAGCTCTGGGATGTCCGGCAGCGCCCCGCCTTCCTTTACCCACTGGCAGGCCAGGAACAGCATCTCGGCCCGCTTGTTGGCGTACTGCGGGCTACTGGCCTTGCCGGCGAAGTGGATGCCCACCGGGTCACGGTTCAAGACTCGCAACTGGTCGATCCACCCGGCGCCGAACCCGCCCGTGTTGTCGACAAAGCACGCATCGGCGTCGAACTCTCGCCAGCGCCTGGCCACCGCGCCGGCCCCCTGCAGGCTGTCGGCGTTGCGCAGCACATCAGGCTGGAAGGCCACGATGCCCTGGCGCGGGAAGATGATGCTCTTGTCGTCGCCCTCGCGCGCCACGTCCACGCCAAGCACCTTTGCCGCCTTGCCGTACTGGTCGATCTTGTGGTGCCGACCCATGGCATCCTTCACCTGGTCGGGCCCGATCAGCGCATTCAGACTGGACGGCGGGAAGCGGCCGAACACGTTGACCAGCACCCAGGGGTTGTCGCGGCCGTACTTCTGGATCTGCTGCCGGGCCCATTCGATGCTCACCCGCGGCGTGCGCTTGGGGTCGTCCGGGTCGCTGGTGATCTCGATCACCTCCCACAGGCTGCGCTCGCTGGTGCACGCCCGGTAGAGCGGGCCCTCCAGGTGGGTCGGGTTGCCGGCCATCACGATGTGGGCCTCCTGGTGGCCGGTGCCACCGATGGCATTGGCCAGGCCGGCTTCGGCTGCGGCCATCACGCCGTCAGGAATGCCGCCGGCCTCGTCCAGCAGGAACAGCAAATAGTCGGCATGCAAACCGGCCAGCGTGTCGGCCTGCTTGTTCTGGTCGGCACCCTGCGCCCAGGTCCGGGCTGACATCCACCAGGTTTCCGGGTGCTCCACGCTCATGATGCGTGTCTTGGTCCAGGTGAACGCGGCCTTGAGCAGCGGGCTGCGGCCCTGCCACATGGCCATCTCAGTCCACAGGCCGTCGCTCAGGTTGTCTCCGCTGATGGACGTGGCCGCGATCTTGGGGTGCGGCCTGGTGAGCAGAAAGTTCCAGGCCAGCCAGGACAGCACGGCCGTCTTGCCCGGGCCCTTGCAGGCCTTCATGGCGATGCGCGGCCGGTGCGGGAACATGGCCAGAACGTCGTCCTGCCATGCGTCCGGCGTGATGCCGAACAGGTCGCGCACCATGGCCTGCGGCTTCTCTCGCCACAGGCGGATGCGGTCAGCGGCTGCCTGCAGGGTCATCCTCGGCGCCGTTGGACACTCCTGTCCATGCCCTTTCAGCAAAGAAGTCGCGCGGGCCGGCGCTCAGCCTCAAATCGTCCCGGTTCCACGGCGGGCCGACGACGGAGCCAACATCCTGCAGCGTCAGAATGCCCTTCGCGACAAGTAGATGCACAAGTCTTGCGATGGCGTCGTGCGCCGCGTCAGCCTGCGCTTGAGCCGTCTCGACCTGACCTTCGGCGGCGACGCTAAGCCGGTGTCGAATGTAGTCCGCGATGTGCGCCGTCTTGCGCTTACCGTCGCCTCCTTGGTTCGTGAATTCCACGTTCATGCTGATTCTCCATTGGTTGGCCCGCCAGTATCCGACGGCGCCATGGACTGCGTGACAAGCGACGCCAGACTGTCCGTCAGGCCGTGGTTCACCTCGCTGCGCTCGCGGTACTTCTCGGGCATGCCGCCCTTGAGCAGGAAGATGGCCAGCGTGTCGCTGTATTCCTTGATCGTGTGGCGCAGCTTCTTGCCCATGTAGAACACCGGCCTCTCGGTGCCCTCGAACGCACGGCGTGTGGCCTCGTCCTCCAGAGCCTCCAGGCCGATGCGCTTGGCGCGCTCCCACGCAGCGGCGAACTCGGGGTCGTTCTCGCGCCAGCGGTAGGCCGTCATGCGGGTGATGTCCACGGCCTGGCAGGCCCGCGAGACGTTGCCGCCAGAGACTGCAAGAGCTGCACAGAAGGCCTCAATCCTTTCGGGTGTCTCTTTCATACCGACCTCACTTCGTGCACATCAAATTCATCAAAAACTGCCGGCTTCACCTAGGAACATGATCGTGTGCCGCAACAATTTCCTTAAGCCACTTGGAGAACCCCATCCTGTGTAACTTGGCAGAAATGTGCGGGGGTAGATTCAACTCCATCCTGGCAGTTAGAACGCGCTTCGGCGGCTCTTTGGCCTCCTTGACCATCTTCTCCACCCAGGCACTTCCTCCAAGGCGGTGCACCTTGGCGCGGAGATTCAGCGGAAGCGAGATCTGAACGCTGACTTTCTTGATTTTTGCGCGGTGCGTCTCGGCTGCGTGAACAGTCGGCCCGATCTGACCTCGGCATACGCCATCAACGATTTTCTTGGCTCCAGACTTGCTAAGGCCGTATTTGCTCGCCAGGGCACCCAAACTCAACCCGGCATCCCTATCGCAGCGCAACAGTTCAACCTCGACATCGCTAAGCCTGGCATTCGGGTGACTCTCCCCGATGCGGATGCCGCGCTCGTTCACTCGGATGGGCTTCTTCATGGTGAAGATCCTTCGCGCTGCGGCAGTCCCAACTTGAACCACTCCCGCACCAATCGCACTGCATCCCCGCGAGGCATACCCTCCATGACGCGATCCACCAGATCACCCAGAGGCTTGCGGTCCCCAGACCCGCGAGGGTCCAGCGCGTTGAACGCCTGCGGGCTGACGGCCACCAGACGAGCCAGGCAGCCGTGGCAGGTCGCGGTGTAGCCGCCCCAGGCGCCGGAGCGCGCTTTGGTGCAGTCCTTGCACTCGCTCATGGCTTCACCATCGCAGCAGCGGCGCGCACGATTGCGAGGCGAGCTGCATCTCGGCGTGCATCGGCGCCGTTGTAGTGGACCTTTTGCGGCGCCCCCATCGGGCCCACGGCCTCTATCCATACGCCACGCACATACACGTCAAGCTGCAGATCAACCGCCAGCCGCAGCGCGTCCCCGTCATCCTCAAGCGGGTTCCACGCCTCGTTGTATGGGCTGCCTGAGTAGCACAAGCAGTCAACGCCTTTGCGCCAGTCAACGGCGATTCCTGCTGCCTTGGCGGCCAGATCCAGCAGTTCGCGGTCTGTCATGGCCGCACCTAGCACACGCGCCAGTCGATCCCCATCATCTGGATCACGGCGCCCACAGCCATCAGCACCGGATCGGCGCGCTTGCCGTCCAGGCGCATCGTGAGCGTGGCCCAGTTCCCTGGCCCAATCGGCTTGAGTCCCACCATCACGCGGCCAGCTCCAGCTGCTGCACCGTGGACACCGGGACCACACGCACATGCACCCCAGGCGTGGCCCCGTAAACCTTGCGCCAGCCGCCTTCGACAGCCTGCACGTCGTCAACCCAGACCACTCCGTTCATGCCGTCGCAAACGGCCTTGACAACGTTGTCGGCGTCCGGCTTCTTCGCCGGCCGGATGGCACCTGCCAGGGCCTGCATGCGCTTCTTGCCGCTCCAGCTCGCCGGCACCGTGCACACGATGTCGATGTCCAGACGCACCGGCTCGGCCAGCGGCGGGCGGCCAGCCATGACCAGCGCCGCGGCGTGGGCGATCAGGCCCTCATAGGCCACTGTCTTGGCCGGCGTGAACATGCGGGCGTGGCCGCCGATGGTGCCGACACGGGCGCGGCCCTTGCCTTGCGGCTCGCCGGGGATGGTGAAGGTGATCATGCTGCAGTCCTTTCAAGCACCGGGCTTGGCACCAACACCGGCTTGACGAACTCCGGTATCGCGCCGTCCTGCCTTGGCGGGCACAGCCTCTCGGCCGGCTCGCTCCTGTCGTCCGCGTGGAAGTGCGGGCAGCGGTCGCGCAGAGCGCACCAGCCTCCCATGCAAGCAGGCGCACCGCTCATGCCGCCTCCCCCATCTCGGACCAGCCTTTGCCCATGGCTTCGCACTTGGCCAGCATGTCGGCCTGCACCACCGACAGGTGCCCGTTCTTCGCCAGGATGGCGCGCAGCCGGTTGGCGCAATGCTGTGCCGGTGTCGCCTTGTTCTGGGCCTGCGATGCGACCTTGATGCGGCCGACGACCTCAGCCAGGAATGGCAGATTCGGCTGAGCTGTCACCGGCGGCAGCGCCAGCATCGGCGACGGCGCCAGCAGGCAGATGCGCAGGAACCCGTCGGCGTTTGGCGGGTAGTCCGGAAGGTGGTCCAGGGCGTAGCTGATGGCCTTGGGGTTGCGCTGGTACAGCGGGCCGAGCTGCTCGCACCAGTCGGCTTTCACCGCCGCGAGGTTGATGCCCTCCCACTTGCGCAGCCAGGCATCGCCGTAGCGCACCTGCAGCCGTGAAAACAGCCTCTCAACCCAGGCTGACGATTGGTCGGGCGACGACATCGATGTACTCCGTGGTTTGGCCTGGCGGCATGGCGGACACAAGGCCGCCGGTCATCTCGAAAACACGTTCTCTGGCGGCGCGTTGGCGTGGGGTCTCGCCGGTTGCGGCGACGGCTGCAGGTCGGCGTGTGGACGCGTCCTGCTGGGCCTTGCGCAGCCAGTTGCGCGCCGTGGCTGGCCAGTCGCTGCGAGCGTGGGCGAAGGTGTGGTCCTTGAGCTTTTCAACCTCGGCTCGAAGGTCAACGCTTGGTGCGTGCTCTGCTGCCCAGGCCTTCAGGTCGGCGTCAGGCTCAAAGTCGGTCGGGGCTCGTTTCGTGGCGCGAGGCGAAGCTCGCCGCGCACCCACCGAAGGTGGTGCCTGCTCCTGCTCCTGCTCCTGCTCCTGCTCCTGCTCCTGCTCCTGGCTTGGGAGGGGCTTGCAAGGGGCTTGCGTA